TATCAACTGTCTTTACTTCTTCCTCTTCCTCCTCTTCCTCCTCTTCCTCCTCCTTGTCGCTTACCTTCTCATCTACGGTTTCCACAGTCGTTTCTTCCTCTTCTTCACTATCATACTCGTCGCTATCATACTCCTTATCCTCATCAAGTTCTACCTCGTCGCCTGGATTAATAATTTTGTTTTCGACAACTACCTTTTCAATTTCGGCGTGTTTAACAATTACAGTTTCATCGGTTGGTTTTTTGGGTGTTTCGGTAATATCCATCGTGATATTTTTAACATTAGACGACTTAAGATTATCATATTCATTCTTTAAACAGGTATATTTTTCAACAATTACATCATATTCGCTCTTGAGCTTTGTATATTCGGGTAGGTTCAATAGAATTGGCTTTAGTAGGTCAACAACTTTATTATTATCATCTACGGTTTTGAAATAAGCACCAAGGTTAGAGATAAGGGTTTTGTTAATATCGGTGGTAATAGTCTGGATGACTTTTTCAAATTCGGGGTTTCCAAGATTCACCATATTGATTATTACTTTTGTTAAATAATTAATTTTATATTGATTTGAATCAATTTTAAATTAATATAAAATATTAATTTATTTATTTATTTATTTATTTATTTATTTATTTTTATACCCAAAAATACTCTATTTTTGTTATGAGACCATAAATCATAATAAAAATTATATTGTTTAAAAGTGTGTTTTTTTTGAAATTAATAATTTTATTATTTTTTACCTTTTACAGAAGATGTTTTATTAATAGTGCTTGATTTAGACACGATTTTAGCAGTAATTAAGAAATCTTCATTTTCTTCATAAATTTCAGGTAAAACTTGAGAAAGGGGCTTATCAACCACAAGCAGCAGTCTTTCGTTTTCAAGTAGTTTTCTATACTCTTGAATATCAAGATTGCCGTAAAATTTATTTAATAGATAATATGGCGAAGGAGCAGGCTTGACGTTCTTATTATAATTATAAATTTTACCATAAATATTATTAAGTAGGGAATACCTTTCAAATTTGCTTGAGTTATCAATACTATCATTCATAAGATAAGAACAAGCACATTCAGGACTACAGAAACACCCATAACAATGAATTACACCGTTGCGTTCGTGCTTTGGAATATAAATAGGGTCGTTATCAAACGGACAAGTACACCAAAAACACGCCGATTTATTGGTAATATTGTTATGCTTTAAATTATAAGATAGTTCCTTTATTTTTTTAGCAATAGTTCTTTTATAAGCAATAGATTCATTATTGGAAACAGTTTTATCACTTTCCACCTCAATTACATCAGACATAATTATATCTTTTTCCTTTTCTATATCATTTTCTGTCCCTACATCTTTATCGGTTGGCTCATTAATAAAGTTATAAGGCAGATTGCTATGTTTGTTGGCTGATTCAAAATCATAATTATCTATTTGATTAATAGTAGGTTCGTATTTGATACTATCATTAGCATCTTCGATATCATCTAATTGGCAGTTAAGATGTAGAATAATATTAGGAATTGGTATATGTGTGAGTAAAATATTCTTGACCTCTACAACCTTGCCTCCTACGGGTTTCCGCCCTCGCTTCTTATGAACTTTAGGTTCAGTATTTTCAGGCTCAGGCTTTTTATCCTGATAAATAATAAGGTTATTGGAATTGTCGGTCGCTTCCAGCAGTTTGAGATTATCATAATACGACTTTGGTCTCCTACCCTTGCGTTTGGGTGGCTGAATTAAATATTCAGGAGTTCCTTCTGGGATGATAGTTTGATTGTTAAGGGTAGTAGTCATTCTTGTTATAAATTGTGTTTTATGGTTTAAACTATTTTGATATATATTATAATTATTGATATTAGACTATAGAAATAAGACATAGAGATATTAATAATCTCTCTACGATTAAATATAGATTATAAAAAAATCATATTAAACTAATATTTTAAGTATTATTAGCGATGGATAAAAACACTATTCCGTGGGTTGAAAAATACAGACCAAACGTATTTGAAAATATCATTTTGGATGATAATAATAGGGAGTTATTCAAAAACATATTAGATACGAATAATTTCCCGAACCTTTTATTACATGGTCCGCCGGGTATCGGCAAAACCACAACGATCATCAACCTAATCAATAAATATAAGAAACAAAATAATGAAGAATCAAAAACATTAGTGATTCATTTAAATGCGTCAGACGAGAGAGGTATAGATATAATAAGAAATACTATTTATAATTTTGTAGTGTCGGATAATTTATTTTCCAAGGGAACGAAATTTGTAATTTTGGACGAGGTAGATTATATGACGAGAATAGCCCAGCAAGCATTAAAATGTTTGATGCAAGAATATAACAAGGATGTAAAATATTGTTTAATATGCAATTATATTAGCAAAATAGATAATTCATTAAAATATGAGTTTGTAAAAGTGCGATTTAATAAACTTGGAGAGAATGACATATTTGATTATTTAAATAAAATAAACAAGGAGGAGAAGATGAATATTACAAAGAAAACGATATATAACATAATACACTCTTATGATTCTGATATTAGAAGTATGATTAATTTTATGCAGTCAAATATCAATAACAAAATAAATATATTAGATGATAATGTTTATGAAAAATTATATAATACGAACACAAGAGACAGCCTACAAGTATTTAATAAAAGTTTAAATACTGTAGAGACCAAATACAAATTAAATAAGCGGTTAATAATCAAAAATTATATAACATATATTCTGAATACTAAACTGGAAATATTGAGTTATGAATTGATAAAAGAGATTGAATATATCATACACAATCTTGAGAACGAGGATTTATGCATCTCTTATGTATATTATTGCCTGAATGGTAATTAAATATAATGCTAATTATTTTATTTATTAAAAAATTGATAAAATAATTAAAAAAATAAACAAACGATAACTAATATAAAGAAATATGTCGATAGACGATGAATGGGAAAATTTTTTGGATAATGTAGAAGACGCAAATATAGAAAATGACGACGATGATAAAATAGACGAGAGAGGTGAATTGGTAGTGCCTGACGCAACCGACATTTATATTTCAACTAAAACAAAAATTATTTATTTAACCGAAGAAAAATTAGATATTGATTCCATATTTTGGAAAATACCAGTAACAAACTATGATGACCAAGAAGAAGGTATAATTAAAAAACAGATGAAGATTGTATGTAAAACAAAAGAGCACGTTGAATCAATTGAAAAATTAATTGATAATGAATCATATAAATATTCAAAAATCATTAAGCATATTGATAATCCAGCGGGTAGAGTTATTAAGTTTAATCATGTAAGAAAGGTAAGTGTTGGGTTATGCAAAAAAGATTTAATTTACACAAGAACTAAGGAGAAGAGTGCGTTTTACAATTGTTTTGTAGTAACACTACGAATTTTATATGAAGGAGTGTTTAAGGAAATTCACGTCAAAGTATTTAATACTGGTAAATTAGAAATTCCTGGTGCGAGAAACGATGAAATTTTAAATATTGTTATTACTAATGTATTAAAAATTATCGGTAAGGTGATAGATACTAAAATATCAATTATCGCAGATAAAACGGAGAATGTACTAATTAATTCAAACTTTAATTGTGGATTTTATATAAATAGAGAATCGCTATTCAATATTCTGCGTTATAAATACAAGATACACGCTTGCTATGATCCGTGTTCGTATCCAGGTATTCAATGTGTTTATTATTATGATAGTTTAAATAAGGTAAGCATCAGTAATTCTATCAACTATAAAAAGACAGATAAAAAGGATAAAAATATTCAAAAAATATCGTATATGATTTTTCGAACTGGAAGCATTTTGATTGTAGGCAAATGTAGTGAAGAAGTATTAAGAATAGTATATGAATACGTGAAAACACTATTGACTACCGAATATAGAGAAATTATGACAAGTAATATAGATAGGTCAGAACAGAAAGTAAAAGCACCAATTTCAAAACAGCGTAAAAAGACCATTTATGTTAATAATAATCCCGAGAGCATTATTGAAGTATAAATGGAGGAAAAAAAAGTAAAAAGTCTAAAAATTACTAAATAATCAATAATATTATATATTTTTTTTAAAATTGATTAGATATTTATATAATTATTAAATATTATAATGGACGACGATAATACTGCAGAACGATGGAAGAAAACCGATGCCCCATATAATTACTTTGTTTCTACTTGTGGTAGAGTTAAAAATAAGAAAGACCGTATTATGAAACCGGAACTCACTAAAGATGATCGTTATAGGGCTACTTTAACAAACAAAAAAAAACAAAAACACTTTTTCGTTAGTGTATTAGTTGCTAGAGCATTTATTCCCAATCCTCATAATTTACCACAAGTAGATCATATAAATAAAGATCGCACCGATAATAGTGTGGGTAATTTAAGATGGGTTACTGCTATGGAAAACACACAATCTGTTAATAAAACTATTAATATCGGTTGTGTTTATAAAAGCGGAAATTCATTTGTAGCACAACTTAAAATTTACGGTACCAAATATAAATTCTGTAATGTGAATGAAGACAAATGTTGGGACTGGTTATATGCTCGTAGAATTGAACTTGAAAACAAACTTAATTTAACCGAATTAGATATTAAACAATATAGAAAACGAGGGACAGGCACTATAGCAACAACACCGAGCGGAACATTTCAGGCGAAAATAAGAAAAAACAATAAAATATGTACTAAAACTTTTGATACTAATGAAGATGCCGAAAAATGGCTTGAAAGTTTTATGTAAGTTTTATATGGATTGTTAATAATATTATTTTTATTGAGTCAATAATATTATATAATTAAATTAATATCCTAAATCACAAGCACGATTATTATTAGTAACTCCGTCCCACGTGATATTACATTTCTTCGCCCATTGATATTTTTCACATAAGACCGCACTGTCTCCATCTCCACCAGTTAAAAATTGGTCAGTAGGATAAGCAGAACACTCACCATCGGGAACATCTCCTCTCCCCTCATTGACAGTAGATGTATTATTACATATTTGGAGACCAGCATCATTCCGTGTTACGTCCCAATAATCGGGACAGTCGGAAATCACGGCGGGATAAGAATCAGCATATAAAGATTTAGTTAAAAAGTAGGCTAAAAATATGAGTGAAACGATTAAAATAATGCTGGAAGAAATTAATATAACTTTTTGGAATTGGTTCATAGTATTATATATTATAGAATATAATAATATAAATTTTTATATATAATAATATTATACGATGAATAATATCGCAAACGGCAGAGTAAATATATTAGGTCCTAACATTTCGACTAAATTTTCAATGATGGATAAAATACCAATTACAACAAATTCTGATTACAAAAATGTTTTAGCAGGTACATTTGAGAGAACTTCATTATCCGACGCATATTTTTCTCTTGCGAATATTCAAATTATTCAAAATGCATTGAGAAAGGGGGTATATGATAAATCGAATGGAAAAATAATGGTAGATAATCAACCACAGGATCAGATTGTTTCAGTAATGCGAAGCATGTATTATCAGCATTCTAAAAATTTACCAAATAATATCCCACAGCAGATAAGTGATTTAAACGAACATGTAAAAAAATTTTGTATTAAATCGGTTTATAGTGAGGCGGTAGCATATTTAAAATATAAAGAGGATTCCAGTAAGATGTATGAACCTATGGCGGCACCAATTTATGCTAATAAACAGGAGAAGACATTAGAATTGAAACCGTGGTTTTAATATATATTATGATTGAGAATAATTAATTACTTTGCTTTAGATTTACCAGTTGATTTGACCTTGGATTTACCAGTTGTTTTACCAGCAGATTTTTTTACATCGGGCACAATATCCTCAAGTAGAAACTCGTTGTAAAGCGTTTTTAACTTGGCGAGTTCGCCCAGCCATAGGTCTTGGATTTTGGATTTGGTAATTTCATCCAGTTCGTTTTGTTTCTCGTTATGTTCTTTGGTTAATTTTTCAATATTTTCCTCGGATACGCAATCCATAGGCATCTTGATAAGATAATTGTAGCTGCCTGTATCCATATCTTTGTCAAAATTCTTACCCTCCAGAAGACTATAAATTTGGTCTTTTGATTTTTTACGAAGGTCAATAGTATCATTTAATAGACCAGTAATATATTTGGTCTTGTTTGATAGTGTTACTAATTCCTTGGTGAGTAATTGAATTAGATACGCCTTCCTTTTATTATAATATTCCAGACGAATGCTATAATATTCATCCACGATGCTATAAATAGTATCATATTTAGTAAGTTCTCCTTTAGGATTAAATAAATGCATGTTAGTAGTGCTTTGTGTAGTAGATAATTTAAGATAATGTTCGATGCCCTCCAATCCATAATCGTGCTTCTGGGATAATAACTTGGCAATAATACCAGGATAGAACTGAATAATAAACTCTACATTAGCCTCTGTAGACATATCGGAATAATCCTTAATGTAGCACTTATCTTTTGAAACAAAGAGTGTTTCTAAATATTCTTTGTATGTTTGTGTCCAAGTTCCAACTGGTAGTTCGGTAATACGAATTTGATTATTATCCATCATTTCATACTTGCCTCGGATGAGATATTTATGGTTCTTATCACACGGTAGAATCGTGCCCTTGAAATTTTTGTAATACGGATCGATAGTGCCGAGTTCTTTTTGGTTGGTAAGCATATTTTCTAAATATTGAATAATTTGAATCGGATTATGGGACATAATATCTGTGCTAAAACCAGTACCAATACCCTTTGTTCCGTTGATAAGAATCATCGGGATAATTGGGATATAATAAACGGGCTCAACACTATCACCATCATCCTTTAAGTATGTTAAAACCTTGTCGTCAATTTCAGGAAATACAGCCCGAGTAATCTTGGATAATTGTGTGAAAATATACCTCTCAGATGCTGCGTCCTTTCCTCCCATAAGACGGGTTCCAAATTGTCCGTTTGGTTGGAATAGATTAATGTTGTTAGATCCTACGAAATTTTGAGCGAGACCAACAATAGCACCATTTAAACTGGCTTCACCGTGATGATATCCAGAATGTTCCGAAACATATCCACTGAATTGTGCGACTTTAATTTCGGTGTGAAGTTTTTTCTTGAACGCCGAATATAGAATTTTCCTCAAACTGATTTTAAGACCATCGCAAATATTTGGGATTGAACGGTCGTTGTCGTATGTGGAGAAATGACGCAGGTCATCATTAATAAACTCGTCGTATGTAACAGATGTTTTATCAGTATCAAGATAAGCAGTCCTATCATAATTGGAAAGCCAATCTTTACGGTCGTGAGCCCTCTTCTTATTAAATACCATATCAATTGAATCGGAACACTTGTCCGACGATGTAAAATTCACAACCTTCTTCTTTTGGAAATATTCCTTGAATTCTTTACTTGTGCTTGTTCCAAGACCCTTGTAATATTTAACATTCCACTTTGAAGCGTCATTATCTTTCTTCCAGTTTTCAAATTGTCCGTCGTTGTAAAACTCAACTGTTTCTTTGCCTTTGGTCGCTTTTAGAATAGGAGTATTCATATAGCCGATAAATTCAGGAATTTCAATTAGCGATTTCCACTCACTATCAATCATATTAATACCAAGACCCTTAATATGACTACCATCTAAATCTTGGTCGGTCATAAATAGGATTTTACCATACCGCAGTTTAGTCTTAACATCTTCAGCAGTATATTTTTTACCGTGTTCGAGACCCACGATTTGCTTGATTTCAAAGATTTCCTTATTTACAGAAATTTTAGACGCACTTTCACCCCTAACATTAAACATTTTGCCTTTCATAGGATAAACACCAATATAATTTCTGTCTTCGCTTGTAAGACCCGAAATTATACCAGATTTAGCCGAATCACCCTCGCATAAAATAATAACGCACTCGGCTGATTTGCTTGTTCCAGCAAAATTAGCATCTACTAATTTGGGGATATTGCGAATATTTTTGACTTTAGTACCGTCGGTTTTCTTAACGGCTTTATTTTCCTTGACTTCGGTGATACTACACGCAGTAGCCATCACGCCCATTTTGGCGAGTTTTTCAATAAACTTATCAGATACTTCACAAGAAGAACCAAAATTGCTGACGGCAGTATTAAGACAATCTTTAGTTTGACTATCAAACGCTGGGTTTTCAATAGTACAGTTGATAAAAATCATCAATTGCTCCCTAATAGCAGCAGGCTTAACATCAATATGCTTCTTGGTCTTAATGAAAGCAGTAATTTTACGAATGATTTGATTAGTGATATAATCAACGTGTTTCCCACCCTTGGATGTGAAAA